CCGTGATCCTGCTCCGATGCGTTACCAATCAGATTTTGATATGGCTGCGAAAATATATCCAACGTTATTGGAACGAACTATGCCTCCGACAGGTGGATACAATGAGTTAAAATCATTGTGTGTACATGAAGTGAAGTTAAGTGAGTATGACTTTGGAACGGAGGAATTAAGCATGAAAGTGTTGGAACTTCAAATCTTGCGCGAGCAAGCTACGATGGATCGACGCCGACTTGATATAATTCCTGATATATTTGATCGTCTATGGGTGAAAAGAAAGGCAACTGAGATACTTATGGGGTTTGGCTCTGCCATTCCTCCTCTGAGTAGTCCAGGTTATCCTTATAACCTAAGTTACAAGGATAATGAAACCTTTATTAAGAACAATACAGCAGAAATCGTACAATTAGTATGTGATAGAGTAGAAAATGCTCTAAAATATCTTGAAGGTAAGACATATGCTGACTTGATTGATTTTGATCCCCTGGACATGATCCGTCTTAACATAGCTGATGCATTTAAGCTTATGATAAAACGTGAGCCCCACAATAAGAAGAAAACAAAAGAAGAAAGATGGCGAATCGTTTGGCAATTGTCAATGATAGACCAACTTATTGGAAAGATTTTCAACAAAATTATGGACACCATGTTTTATGATAGTTGGTCTAAGTCTACATCGTTAAGTGGTATGTCTATGGCCCAAGAAGGAATTGATGAATTGATTGATTCAATTTCTGAATGGGAACGTATATGTATGACTGATAGTAGTTTCTTTGATCAATCTCAGGTTTGGTCTATGCTGGCTATGGATGCTCTTCGTAGATGTGCACATAGAGGTTTTGTTCTCGACTTTGAAAAGAGTTGGGAAGAAAACATTTCTAAAGTGTTCTTGGAGGGTAGATGGTATCATAAATATATATGCTTTATGAAGATGCTGCGTGCAAAAGCCAGCATCGTTCTTAGTAGTGGACATGTCTTCACGCAATTGGTTGAGGGTATGATGAAATCTGGAGAAGATGTGACGTCTGGTAGTAATGCTGGTGTTAGATCTATGATAGATATGCAGATAAAACATGATCTTTTCAGCAATGGAAAGACCTTAAAGGAAATGTATAAGGACGGACTGATTGATAATCGACAAAATGGAGATGATCACATAAGTTCTTGGCATTGGCCTGATGAATCTGCTAAATTGTACCAGGAGCGTGCTCTGAAATATGGGAGTGTGATAAAGGAGATTGACGTTAGAAGTGATACATTTGAGTTGAATTCGATGATTTGGAATAGGGCTGATAAAACAGCTACCTATCTGAATCCGGACAAAGCTATAATGCAATTGCTTACTTCGGCCAATTTGACCAAATCACATTATATATCATACAAGAATATTCTTGGTGATATGGTTGATAAATTTGAATGTTTGTCACCATTCAGAGAATAGTCATTAGAGGTGGGCTAATGAAGATATTTTAAAATAAAATGTCCGTAGATATACATAAAACAACTGTAAATGAAGCTGAGAAGATGATCGACACGGTTTGCCAAAATCCAGATTATTCCGGGTTTTCGGCACTTCCTGATGGTGTAAAAGGCACATCGACATTGACTAAACAAACCATAGCCACATCCTTGAAGATGTCTTCCGTAAATGGAGTGCCCTACACGGATAGTGATTTTTGGTTTGTCCAGTGGGATTTCGAGGTGGATCAACCAGGACAAGTTCAAGCCTTGTTCGCTTTCTTGAGAGTGGACGCTGGCGGAAACCCTATTCCAGGTATTTACACATTAGCTTCTGTTGATGCTGGATGGAATGCTGCTGGTTATGCCAGTGGAATTACATGCGGCTCATTCTGTATATATGAGATGCAAAGAGGCAGAAGTCCTTTTCCTGCTAGTGATGGTTCGGGACCATATACTCCTAGAGCTGTGCAACAATTGACCTACGGAGGTGATATGTTGCAT